TGTATTTATGAATGGGTTACAACCCGAGAGATATTATAATGTTTATATCAAAACTACCATAGATGGTAGCACATTTGTATTAAATGAAGGTTTAACGTTTAAAGTAAGTTTATAAAATGGAAACAGTAAAATTAGAACAAGAAGAAATCCAAAAGTTATCCCAAGTTCAAGAAAAACAACAGAATTTTGTTGTAGAATTAGGTAAATTAGAGTATGACATGACTCTTTTAGAATTACAAAAAGAAAAAATTCAAGAAGCAATCGAGCAAGCATTGCAAGAATCGCAAGTTTTAGCCCAAGAACTAGAAGCTAAATATGGTGCTGGTACCATTAACATAGAAAAAGGAGAGTTTTATCAACAATAAGTTTTTTGCCAAAGTAACTAATATTTATAATCAAAAATACTAAAAAATGGCAGAAGTCCTTCTTTCACCTGGTGTTTTAACAAGAGAAAACGACCAGTCCTTCTTAACACAGCAACCCATTCAAGCAGGAGCTTGTATTGTAGGTCCTACCGCAAAAGGTCCTACTACCCCTACATTAGTAACCTCATATTCCGACTATACTAATAAGTTCGGTACTACTGTTACTTCGGGTTCACAAGTATACTCATATTTAACTAACCATTCCGCTCAAAACTATTTCAATAATGGTGGTACTACCTTATTGGTAGCAAGAGTAACTACTGGTACATTTACCTCAGCAACCTCTTCCTTGATCCCCACAGGATCAGGAGGTCCTACTACAGGTTTATCTCCATTTGTATTAGAGACTATCTCTAAAGGAGATATTATGAATAGTGACAGTACAGAAGGAACTGATAATACTTTAGAAAGTGGGTCTGTAGATAATATTAGATGGGAAGTCCCATCAGCAAACCTCGAAACAGGTGAATTCTCATTATTGATCAGACAAGGTAGCGACAGTAGTGTTGAAAAAGTAATATTAGAATCTTATGATGGTTTATCATTAGATCCTAAATCCCCTAACTTTATCTCTAAAGTAATTGGTAATACACAGGAAAATATTGTAACCACAGCAGATGGTACTTTTATTCAAGTATCAGGTAGTTTCCCAAATACTTCAAGGTATGTAACAGTTAAGCAAGTTAACTACTTAACTCCTGACTATTTAGATAACAGTGGAACAGCTAAAAACTCATTGACAGGTTCTTTACCTGTTGTTTCAAGTGGTTCATTTGGAGCTGCTTCAGGAGCTCAATTCCGTTCTTCAGAGGCTGCTAATTTCTATCAGAATATAGATGGAACAAACACTCAAGGTGTTGCACCTGCTGATTACAATACAATGCTCACTTTATTAGGAAATAAAGATGAATATCAATTTAATGTAATTTCTTCTCCTGGTATTACTAGAGAAGATCATGCTACTCAATTTAACTCTTTAGTTAATCTAGCTCAAACAAGAACAGATACAATTGCTGTAGTTGATTTAGTAGGATATGATGCAACAATTGGAACTGCAACTACACAGGCAGGAAATGTAAATAGCTCATATGCAGCTGCTTATTGGCCTTGGTTATTAGTTAATGACCCTAACACAGGTGAATACATTTACTCCCCTGCTTCAACTTTAATCCCAGGTGTATACGCCTTTAACGATTCAGTAGCAGAGCCTTGGTTCGCACCTGCAGGTATTAACAGAGGTGGATTAGATACAGTAGTACGTCCTGAAAAGAAGTTAACTCAAGCAAACAGAGATACTTTATATCAAGGTAAAGTAAATCCAATCGCAGTATTCCCTAACACAGGAACAGTAGTATTTGGTCAGAAAACATTACAGAAAAAAGCATCTGCATTAGACCGCGTAAATGTAAGAAGGCTGTTAATTGCCCTTAAATCATTTATTGGACAAGTTGCTTCTAACTTAGTGTTTGAACAAAATACTATTACTACAAGAAACAACTTCTTAGCTCAAGTAAATCCATATTTGGAATCAGTTCAACAAAGACAAGGAATATTTGCCTTCAAGGTTGTAATGGATGATACAAACAATACACCTGATGTAATCGATAGAAATCAGTTAGTTGGTCAGATTTTCTTACAGCCAACTAGAACAGCAGAATTTGTTGTACTTGATTTCAACGTGTTACCAACAGGAGTTGAATTCCCATCTTAAAAACGTAACTTAGTAATATTTATAAACAAAATATAAAATGGCAGTATTAGATTCGAACGAAATTTTCTTCACAGCATTTGAACCTAAAGTAAAAAATAGGTTTATTTGTTATATTGATGGATTTCCTTCTTACATCCTCAAAGGAGTAGCAGCAGTTACTATCGATAATGGAGAACAAGTATTAAACCACATTAACGTTTACCGTAAAGTAAAAGGTAAGTCAAAGTGGGGTGATGTACAGTTTACATTATACGATCCAATTACTCCTTCAGGTGCTCAAGCAATGATCGAATGGATCAGATTACACCACGAATCCGTAACAGGTAGAGATGGTTATTCTGATTTCTATAAGAAAGACATCACATTCAACGTACTTGACCCAGTTGGTTCAATCATCTCAGAGTGGGTTATGAAAGGTGCTTTCATTAAAACCGCTAATTGGGGAGATTATTCGTACGATGAAGATGGTACAATCCAAAACCTTACAATGACTGTAGGTATGGATTACTGTGTATTGAATTTCTAATACTTCGCTGCTACCTTAGGTAGTTAATAAAAAACCCTAACCATTAGTTTGGTTGGGGTTTCTTTTTCCCGTATATTTATAAACAAAATGTTTTATGTCTGAACTAAAGTTCCCTACAGAAATTATAGATTTACCCTCAAAGGGTTTACTCTATCCCAAAGAAAATCCATTGTCTTCAGGTCAAGTTGAAATGAAATACATGACCGCTAAAGAAGAAGATATTTTAACCAACCAAACATACATTGAAAAAGGCGTTGTATTAGACAAGCTTCTTGAGTCTTTGATCGTTTCCCCGATTGATATAAATGACTTGCTTATAGGCGATAAAAACGCGATTCTAGTGGCATCTAGAGTGCTGGGTTATGGTAAAGACTATGAGTTCACTTATGGTGGTGAAAAACATGAAGTCGATTTATCTTTAATCGATAACAAACCTTTAAACGAGGAGTTATTTAAAAAAGGAGTAAACAATTTTGATTTTACTTGCCCATCTTCAGGTACTAAAGTTACCTTTAAATTACTTACTGGGCATGATGATAAGAAAATCGATGAAACTCTAGCAGGTTATAAAAAACTAAACAAAAATCACTCCCCAGAATTATCTACTCGTTTAAAATTTTTGATCACATCAGTAGAAGGTGATTCAGAGCAAAAAACAATTAACGATTTTGTAGATAACTATCTTTTAGCTCGCGATTCAAGAGCATTAAGAGAATATGTAAAAGAAATCCAACCTGACGTTGATCTCACATTCGTTGCCCCGAATGGTGAGGTAGTCAACATTCCTGTGGGATTAAGCTTTTTTTGGCCTGATCTCTGAGATAATCCCTCAGTTTAGGATTAATGTTTTTAAACAAATTCATGAAATAGTTTTTCATGGGAAAGGAGGATATGATTATTCTACAGTGTATAATATGCCTATTTGGCTTAGAAAATACACTTTCTCCCAGATTAATGAATTTTATGAGAAAGAAGCTAAGGCATACGAAGATGCTTCTAAAGGTTCAAACACTCAAACAGCTATCGATACAGATGGTAAGGTAAATCCACAAGCATTCCAACAAAGTAATGCTGTAAAAAACAAGCCAACATATTCAACAAGGGCATCTAAAAAGTGATGCCCTTCAATATTTATAACAAAATACTAGTTTGGCTGCACAACTTTCACCACAAGAATTACAAAAGTTAGTTCAAGATATTCAAGCAAATCTTGCCCAAATAACTGGTGCACAGAAAAGAATATTTGAAAATGCCTTGAATGCCGCAAAGGGTGCATCAGATGAAGCTGAACAACTTAATTTTTTATTAGAGCAAACCTCACAACACATTGATAAAGTAAGAGGTAGTTTAAGTTATGTTTATGAATCCTTTAAAGATTCCGTTAATGAACTTTCTAAACAAAATTCTTACTTAGTAACCCAAAGACAAGCATTAAGTAAACTTTCTTCTATTGCCCAAGATACTTTATCTATTAGAAGAGGAGATAGTGTTTTACAAGATAAAAAGTTTCAAAAATCTTTAGATGAAGTTAAAATACGAAAAGAAGAATTAGACCTTGTTAGAAGGAAAGGAGGTTTACAAGGTAATGATTTAAAAAACATCGAAGACCAAATTAAAAAAACAGGTGAGCTTCTTCAAAGTATGAAAGAAGTTCAAAAGGTTGATGATGAAACTTTAAAAAAATTAGGAGCTATCCCCAATCTAGCTTCTGGAATAGATAAAGCATTATCCAAATTAGGTTTACCCCCTTTAGGATTTGAAGATGCCCTAAACAAAACTAGAATGCTTGCCCAAGAGGCACAAGGAATGGGGGAAGAAATAAATGCAACTTCTGCATATTTTGGTTTTCTAAAAGAAAATCTTTTAGAAGTTTTTACCATAGCTAATTTAATACAAATTTCTTTAGTTGCTCTTATAGATGCTCTTAAGGGGGCAGATCAATCAGCAGGGGAGTTAGCTAAATCATTTGGGACATCCTATAATGAAGCTTTAGGTATTAGAAATGAACTTCTTTTCGTATCTAATACTACTAATGATATAAATGTAAATACTAAATCTTTACAAGAATCATTAGTAGCTATAAATAAAGAGTTTGGAACCGCTACTATGTTCAGTGGTGAGATACTCACAGACTTCACTCAATTAACTAAAGTAGCTGGAATTTCGGTTGAAGCCGCAGCTAGATTATCTAAAATTACAACAGCAACCGGAGGTGATTTATCAGATAATACTGCCCAAATATTAGGACAAGCTACAGCATTTAATATAGTTAATGGTTTAGCATTAAATGAAAAAGAAATTGTAGAAGATGTATCTAAAGCATCATCAGCAATTACTCTCTCAATGGGAATGAGTGTAGGTGAACTTACTAAAGCAGTAGCCCAAGCTAAAGCATTTGGTTTAGAACTTGCACAAGTAGAACAAATACAAAATTCTTTATTACAATTTGAATCCTCTATTGAAGCAGAATTAGAGGCTGAGTTATTATTAGGAAAAAATATTAATTTAGAAAAAGCAAGACAAGCTGCTTTAGATAATGATTTAGCTACTTTAGCAAAAGAAATAGCAGAACAAGCAGGTTCAGCAGCAGATTTTGCTGATATGAATGTAATCCAACAGGAAGCTTTAGCTAAAGCTGTTGGTATGACTAGAGATGGCTTAGCAGACTCATTACTTCAACAAGAAGCATTAGCAGCAGCTGGGATGAAAGAAGGAAGTGCAGCCGAAGCTTACAATGAATTAAAAAAGCAAGGTCTCTCAGATGATCGAATTGCTGAAGAGTTAGGAAGTAAAAGATTAGCACAACAATTAAAATCCCAATCTAATCAAGAAAAATTTAATGCTACTGTAGAAAAATTAAGAGAAATATTCGTTTCTTTAGCAGATCCTATATTAAAAATAGTTACCCCTTTTATGGATTTAGCTGCAACTATATTACCTTTGGTAAATATGGCTTTATTACCTATTACTGAAGGAATTACTTATATAGTAGATAGTACAAAAGCTCTTATAGATGCTCTTAGGGGAAATAATAAAGAATTAACCGTAATGCAAGGAATAGTAGGTAGTATTGCTTCTCTTTATCTTATTATTAAAGGTAGGGCATTAGCTATTCAAGTAATTGAAGGAGTTAAACTAGCCATTCAAGCTAGAAAAGTATCTTTTCTCGAAAGAGAAATGCTTCTTGAAGGGAAAGGATTAGCTAAATCAATAGGTCGCGCTATTTTTAATATTTTTAGCTCTTTTGCTAAAATTCCAATGGGTATTGGATTACCTTTAGCAGGAATAGCAATTGCTGGAATGTATTCTTTATATAATAAATTTAAAACAGCAGATGATCTATTCTCCCCAGGCTATGGTAAACGCACCTTAATGGCCCCAGAAGGTGCAATAGCGTTAAATGATAAAGATACAGTAATAGCAGGTACTGATTTAGGAGGTGGTGGAGATGGAAACACTCAATCAATCAATCTTTCTCCATTAATCGAAAGAATGTCTGCTGTTGAAAATGTTTTAGTTCAAATTTTAAATAAAAACGTTGATGTTTACCTAGATTCAGATAAGGTAGGTACTTCATTCAATGTTAATACTGTCAGTGTTCAATAATATTTATAAATAAAATGGCATTACTAGATAAAGTCTCAAAATTTAGCTTACCTACATCACCTAATTCTAAAAAAGTAAGTGGGAAATCACAATTGCTTAATCAAGCAACCTCAATTGTCCCCAATTCCCCACTTAATAACCCTAATTCAACCACTAAGTTGAATCAATCCCCCGTAATTGAAAATAAATCACCTATAGGACAAGTTGATTCAGCCAAATTAGGTCAATCTCCATCAATTAAAAATCAATCACCAATAGGTACAGCCGCTTCTGATAAGTTAGGACAATCTCCTGTAGTTAGAAGCAATTCACCTGTTGGACAAGCTAAATCAAGTAAAACTTTACAAACTAATAGTTCATTTTTTAATGTAGGTAAATCATCTCAATTTTCTAGGAGTGGAATGATCAAATCATTTGCTGGTACAACTTCACCCGGCGCATCTGTACCACCACCCCCACCACCACCACCTACAGCATATGAATTATTTGTAACTAGAACTACTACAGCTGGGGCAACACAGGAGAATTTATCTCAAATTCAATCCTTCTTTAATAATGTTAATACTCTTAGTATTTAATGGCTTTAATAGATCTAAAATCTAGATTAAGTGAATTAAAGTATGGTAAAGATAAACCTGGAGGGGGAAATTCTAACCCTCCCCAACCTTTTATCAGAATAAGCCCCCCAAATGGAAGATTTGCGAAATCTCCTGATTTTTTACTTAGGAATGGATTTTTAAACCCTGTTTCAGTAGGATTAGATGTAGCAAGAATTTCCCAATTCTTCCTTTCCCCAGAAGGATTTTTATTTATAGGTAAACAACTTGCTTTATCTAAAACAGATGTTAAAACACAAACAAGTAATCTTAGAAAGAAATATCTCCCTTTAAATACTTTAGGACAAATAGGAGCCTCATCAATAGGTCTTCATTTAGATCGAGATATAGGAGAAGAATTACGTTATTCTAATGTTGTTAAATACTCTCAACCTACTGATCAAAATAGATTAGTAGAATTTTTTAATGATCATATCACTGTAGAAGATAATAGTGTAAATTTATATTCTTATGATGGTGGTCCTGGACCTGGTTCTAACGCTGGATTTGGAAAAACAAATATTAAAATTGTCTCTCCGGAACAAAGAACAGGAGTAAATAATCCTAAGTTTGGGTTAGTATTTTTACCAAATCAACAATTACCTAAAACAGAAGGTTTAGGTGCTACTAAATTATTTAATAAATCTGATATTGAATTTTCAGATGTATTTTTAGTTCGAAAGAAATATCAATCCAATATAACAGAAAACCCAGTTTTAGGTAAAGCCTCAACTGATAAACCTAATAATAACCAAGTCTATACTAAAGATAGTGATGGATCTTTATCATTAGACAAACAAGCACTTGACCCTGATCGCCAACCAAAACAAGGTTTACCCAAATTTACCCCAAAACCCAATACATACGATCCCATTAACGGGAAAACCTCTAGAGTAAATTATAGTAGATCACCCGGTGAAAAAAACCCCGATGGCCTTAACTCATTTAATTACTCAGCTACCGATAGACCACCTTTAGATAAAATTAACTCAGAACCTATTTATAGGTCCACAGATACTAAACCAAGAGCAGGTAATACTTTAAATGATTTTGTGAATTTTAGAATTGCTGTTATAAACAATACAGATCCTACTATAAAGGATTTTATTCATTTTAGAGCATTCTTAAATACATTTACGGATAATTATACTGCCCAATGGGATGGAGTAAATTATCCTGGTAGGGGTGAAAAGTTTTATAGGTATGGTGGGTTTGATAGAAAATTTTCTACATCTTGGACAGTATATGCTCAATCAAAAGCAGAACTTATACCAATGTATCAAAAGCTAAACTTTTTAGCATCAACTTTAGCTCCTGACTATGGAACAAATGGATTTATGAAGGGTAATCTAGTCCAATTAACATTAGGAGGTTATCTATATGAACAACCAGGTGTAATCACTTCATTAACATATACAGCCCCAGAAGATTCTCCGTATGAGACTGCAATAAATGATGATGGTGTTGATGAAAGTGTAAAACAACTTCCTTTTAGAATTAATGTAAGTTCATTTGAATTTATACCAATCCACGAGTTTAGACCTGAAAGACAAGGTACTCAACTTGATAATAAGAGATTTATCGCCTTAAGTGATGGAAGTACAACTAATTATTAAAAATGGCTAATCGTTACAATACAATACCACAAACCAGAATTGAAGGAAAGCGTGTTTATCAAAACGTTAAATATCCTGATATTCCGTTATCTGAAAATGACATTTATGTGCAATCATCTCAAGGAGATAGATTTGATATTTTAGCACAACAATATTATAATGATTCGTCTTTATGGTGGGTTATTTCTTCCGCTAATAATGATCTACCACAGGATTCTTTAGTAATACCTTTACAACAACAAATTAGAATACCTGCAAACCCCTCAGTAGCAATTGAATTATTTGAATCTTTAAATTCTTAAGTTATGGGAAATTTATTAGGAGAAAACTTCCCAGAATTCGTAAAGAAACAAGTAGAAACTCGTCAAGAGGTATATGGGAGAAGATCAAGAAGTCCACAAGATTTAGAATATCTAAATAATAAATCATCTTGGATTAAATTAGGATCCGCAGTTGACATAGATCCCGAATCTAAAAAATATAAGGATTTAGGCATTCCTGAAGGGTTTGGTGGAGAAAAATTAGCTAAAGCTTTAGTATTATTTAATGGTTCATCTTCAGGAGGTAATAATAATTTTAAAGGTATAGCTAGAGATGGGTCTATTATTAATACTTCAACCTATGGTTTTGGTGGGTTAGATTTTGGTTTAGTACCTATGCCTGGTATTAAATCAGTCTCTACTAAATACAAAAATAGAGGATCTTTAAGGGAAGCTACTATTAATTTAGTAGCATACAACAGAAAACAATTTGAAATAATTGAAATCTTATATTTAAGATTAGGTTATACTCTTTTATTAGAATATGGATACGATAAGTATCTAAATAAAGACCAAGAATTAGTAGATCAAGGTTCTAGCTTAATGGGAAAATTTTTAAATAGAAAATATACAACTTTCTATGAGGTTTTAGATGACATTAGAGAAACAAGAGCAAACAAAGATGGTAACTATGATGGGTTTGTTGGTAAAGTAAAAAACTTTAATTGGACTTTTAACAAAGATGGTTCTTATGATATTACTATTGTTTTAGTATCAATGGGAGATATTATAGAATCCCTAAATGTAAATGTACTTAAAAATCCTCCATCTGATATCGAAAAAAATGATATTGAAGAAGTAGAAACTACCCAAGAATTAGTAGAGTCTGTAAAAAACACTAATGAATTTGCCTCAATATTTAACCAAAAAATTAAAGAATTAAATACTAGTATTGGTGCTAGGGGTCAATTAAAATCTGGGTTTATCAAAAATGATAAAGGAAGAGTTACTTATGTAAGTTATTATTATAAATCTATAGATAGACTTTACTATATTAGATTTGATGAATTGTTAAAAACACTACAAGATAATATAGTATTTACAGTTGGTAAAAATAACACACAAAAACCGTCTCTAACATTTGATACAGACATTGAAAAAAATTTAATGTGTGTCAGACCAAGAACCTTCTCTACCGACCCCAGAATATGTAGTGTTGATAATTCTTTTGAAATTAAAGATAGTGAAGTTCCTCGTTTAACAGGAAAAACTATTTATTTTAATGATTTTCATCTAGAACAAGAAACCTCAGATTTTTCTACATTTACTTTTAAAGAAAAATTTGATAAGGGAGAAGCCATTTATGGAAGAATAATGAATATGTTTATAGAAATGGGATTCATTTTAAAAGTTATTAAGGAAAATATAGATGATGAAGGAAAATTATCTATACTTGATTTTTTAAATCCCATTTGTAGTGGAATTAATGAGTCTTTAAGTAATGTATGTGATTTAGAACCTGTAATTGATGAGGAATTAAATATTGTACGAATTATAGAAAATAAACCTTTACCTTATAAAGATGAATTACTAAAAAAATTAGGATTAGAAAAAGAACCAACAGTGTTTGAAGTTTATGGATACAATCCTACTACTAAAGAAGCAGGTTTTGTAAAAGATTTTGGTTTTAAAACAGAAATTTCAAATGCATTAGCTACAACTATTACTATTGGTGCTCAAGCAAATGGAACTGTTAAAGGGGAAGATGCTACTGCATTTTCAGCATGGAATGAAGGATTAACAGATTCTATATCTTTAGAAAAAAACGACCCAGGTGCTACTACCCAAACCAGCACTACATCAAGTGCAGAGGTAGATCTTGATAGACTTAATGAATTAAAACAACAAAGACGAGAGTTAATAAAAGATTATCATCAATCCTTA